ATTTAATACACCTTTTACTTTATATAACCTAGTATATAATTCACTTTTAACTATTGGTTGATTTAATTGCATATTATCTATTTTATATAAATCTTGAATAGCACTAATACAATTTGTTAATACTTCATTACTATTTTCGTTCGATGCCACACTTATCTCAAAATCAACCCCGAAATTAACAATATATCCGTCTTTAATATTAATTGCATCTGTCATCATTCTGTTTTGATCTAAATATATCTTTAGGTTTTCTTTTGATGCTTCGTTAGTTAAAATTAAATTATTATTGATATCGTAAGCCAACACATATAAATTTAAAGCTAGTGGGTTATTAATAGTTTCGGTTGAAGTTGGTGTTATTTGTTGGTCTTGTGTAATATATGCTTTAGCAAGTGAACCAAATTTTGGGGCCATAGATAATGCCCTCAATAAATAATCTTCCTTAGTTACTGTTCTTTGTTGGGCAGCAAAATTCATTATAGAGTTTTGTCTTACTTCTTCAATACTGTCCCCTGAGGAACCCCCGGTTGAAGGTTTAGGATTGGTAACTGCTATAGACCTTATTACAAAATCTTGTAAAGCACTAGTTAATAATGATTCATCCTTAAATTCTGACTTTAGTTCTACTATTTCTTCTATTGTATTACTTGATAGATTTGAACTCACTCCCCCTCCTGATAAATAAGAAATTGTTAAAGTTGTATTTGTAGGTACTTCCCCATAAGTCCTTGTTAGTAAGAAATTTGAAGGATCAAAAGCATAATTTAAACGTGTTAATCCATTCAATAAACCAGAACCAACATTATCTGGATTAGGAGTTATAATTTCATCTGCATTTGATGATATTCCCGAACCAAACATTAATTCTATATTCCCATTTCCATCTTTTACTCTGGTTGCAAATCTTTTTGGTACTTTTTTTAATCTTAATAAACTAGGAGTTTTATTTGAAAAACCTGATAGTGTTTGATCAAATTTAGGCTTATTAGCGATTTCTTCATAAATAGTTTCTTGCCCTAAATATGGTACTTCGTACCAAGAATTTCCATCACTATCAACACAACTAAGTATCTCTATAAAGGAAGAATCATTAAAGTCTAACTTTAAAAACTTTTCGGGGCTGCTTACATTAAAAGTAGTAGTAACTACCTTACCATTTTTTACTTTGCCTTTCTTTTTTAAAATATAATATTTAGGATTTCCTAAATTATCATACTCATATACCTTTACCTCTGTAGGATCATAACTAGAACTAAAACCAAAATTAACACTATTAACTAATGTAAATTCTTCTCCTGATCCCCCTAATGTAGTTCTTTCATTTATATTAATAGCGTAATTAAAATCAGGAACATAAGACCCCCCTACTGAGGGAACTAATTGATATAAATCAACCATAGCAGTAGAAGGTACACTTACTCTAGGTTTATATCCTAATAAGTAAGCAGCTTCATATATATTTTCTGTTTCTTGGGCTGTAGTTAAAAAGTGTTCTTTTAATTGAGTATCCAAATAAAAACTTAAAACATCACCTACATAAGCTGCCATTTCAACAAATACTTGTCCAGGTTGTGCATCTGAAAAGTCATTAAAAGTATTAGGAAAATATACTTGAGCAAATTGTTCTAATTGGGTTTTAAAAGTAGTAAAATCCCTATTGAGATATTTAATATCTTTATCTTGTATTGGTCTATCTAACTGATTATATAAATTTGCCATTTTATTGTAATGTTATTTCAAGTTGTTGAGGAGATTCTTCATATTTAAAACTATACGTAAATATTATATTAAGTCTATTTTCATCCTCTATTAAATCTAATTCTATACCATCTATAACTACATCAGGAATATGTACCTGAATTTGGTTTTCTATTAATGATCTAATTCTCCCTTCATTTATATCATTTTCAAATAATAACTTCCTTAAACCTATACCAAAACTTGGGTTTTGGAGTCTTTCCCCGGGATCTGTTAGGAATAAATTTAATAAATTCGCTTTAACTTGATCCTTTGTTAAATAATTTACATCAAACAATTTATTACCCTCAAAGGGTAAATCAAGTCCTATGCCCTGTTTAGGATTTAAATCATTTACTGCTATGGGGGTTAGAACTCTTGCCATTATGGTCTAAAACTTTTCTTTTCGTCCATTGCTTTCATTAAAGCGGAATAATCTTTTTTAAACACTGCTTCTAAACCACCATTCGTAGGTACTTGTGCTGTTGTAGCATTATCTCCCACTGTGTTTTCATCAACATATTCTGCAACCATACTTGGCTTCATTTGGTCTAAAATAGAAACTGGTTCTTCATTATCACTCATTGATGTTGTGTTGTTTAAAACCTCATTTAATATCTTGTTTTTAAGGTTAAAACTAGGTTGGTTTTTTGTTTGTGTTGGAGTAGGGGTTTCTTCAAGAGTCTGGTTAATTTCTCGCTTAATAGACGCTAATTTACTACTCAATTCTGTGTCGTGTATGATAGTTTTACCGTTCTTTTGGTTTAAAACTTCATTGAGTTGTTCTTTGATAGGAGTAATGTGTTTTTCAACTGCCATATCAAATTCTTCTCTTACTACTCTTCTTATTAATTTTTCTAATAACTGTGTTTGTTTCATGATTATAAATATTTAATTCTAAAGTTCATCTGAAGGAACTGTTCTTACTGTATATTCTTCTGTTTTTGGAAATCCTTTATATCCAAATTCTTCAATTTTTGTTGTGTCCCTTTGATTTTTGTTTTCTTTATCTATTAGTGAGTCTAGGGTTTGATTTTGTGCATCAACTCCCCCATCAACTCCATCTTCTAATGAGTCGGCTGGAGGTGAAGCTTCAACCAATCTATCTTTCATACATTGGTCCATTGTATCTTTTGATTGGTTTAGTCGGTCTTGTGGTAAATTGGGTAAACTGTTTAATGAAGATGCTATTCCCTCAATTTTATTTAATTTGGGTATAATAAATTCAACTTTTCCTGCTATCCCCGCAGCAACATTAGAAAACATTTTAATTTTATCTTTTATGTCTTTTTTCTTATTTATAGCAACATCTAATACTTTTCCATTAATATGGGGCACTGTTTGGCTTACTAAGACAGCTTCTAAAGCAGGAATAGCAAATTTCAACGCATCCAACAATGATGATATAATCTTAGCAATATCTAAAATAGCATTTAATAGAGCTTTAACTTTACTTATTATAGCATTCAATTTATCAATTAGTCTTTTAACTTTATCAATAAGTTTTTGGGCTTTATTCATTTGATCTCCCATCTGATTATACATCTTCTTAGAAGTATTCATATTATTAGTACCACATATTCTTTCTTTTATGATATCGGGAGAAGGAATTTTATCTGTAACCTTAGATAATTGTCCTGGTATTGTGTCTTGAAGTTTGGTTGCTTTTTTAGGTAATTCCATCATAACATCCTTGCTTACTTTATTCATCAATTTATTTACTGCTCCTACCATAGTTTTATTTTTCTTTTATTAAAAAAACTGATTTAGATTTTATATCCTTAAGTCCCCTCCTTAAATTCTCCATTTCTAAAATATAATTTTGCATAGCAGCAGGAACTTGGGCAGCTCCCCCTGCTGGGGGCCACATTAAAGGGCCTATTTGGGTTATCCATGCGTTCAATATACCCTCAAGAGAAGTTACTAAATCATGTAACCATTGATGTGTATCATCTCCCATCAAAACGGGTTGACCTTTACTTTCCGCATTTAGCCCTAAATATATTTTTTTAGTATTTATGTGAGTTATACTAGTTTCATCATCATCTCCCCCATTTATATGAAAACCACCATTAGTAGAGAATGAAAATCCCTTAGAAGAATTAAAAATTATATAATCACTTTTAGCGTGAAATAATAATCTCCCTGAATCCAATATTACTTGGTCTTGGCCTTCTTTACTTCCGTATACATTTGCTTCTATTGGTTCTTCCATAATTTATCCTTTTGCTGATAATGTTCCAAAATTTCCTGAAAGAGGGGTACCTTTTACTTGTCTTCGTCCGGTCTTCCCTACTTTAAAAAACTTTCCTCCTTTTAAATATCTTGGTTTTGTTCTCCCCACATAATATTTATCTTCCCTCTTAGTATATCCCTCAGCTTTTTCTCTTAATCTTTTTCTTTTAGGGATACTAAAAGTGGGAAATTTAAATGATGGGAAATTAAATTCTATTCCTTTAGTTAATAATGTAGGATAAGTGGCTTTGAATCTGGGAATACACTTTTCAAGAAAAGACTTAATTTCTTCTGGATCCGTTACATATTCGTCTTGATATGCCTCCGCTATATCATATAAATCTACTATTTCTATTATATTCATAATAGCTAACCCAATGGCTGTTTCTTTTTCATCAACCCCCTCTACATAAGCGTCATAATCCCCCTTTCGTTTTGATGGGTTGGGATTAGTCCCCCCTGAATTAGCAGTAAACATGGTTGTGTTGTCATTAACAAATTCATTCCACCAGTCAGCATACTGCCTAATTACTACACCATGTTTATTAAATTCAATGTATATGTTCCCTTCTTCAGGGGCGGGGCAGCAAGGGCCTGACATCGACATTAAGAAATTATTTCTAGGATCTCCGTCTCTGGTACCTTTCTTATATTCATTAATATATTGAAAGTATTTGTTCCCCGCGGTTACTGCTTGGAGTACTTCTTCAACAGCGTTAATTTTATTTTGGTCTTTTGGTTTAAATTCATCAAAGGTTT